ACCAAGCTTAGCAAAGCCGCCAAACTGTCCCGCACAAGGGGACCACCTCACTCTGGTAGTACCGACCGACCGGTGTGGTGGTTTCCGTGACGACCGGCGTCAGGTTATGACGCTGGGCAAGAATGACGGCGATCTCGCTCGACGTCCGATTGGCGAATGTTTCCTGGGTGCGATTCTCAATCATCGCCGCGGTCAGATCGCGACCCTCAATACGCAGGCTTTGCGTCAAAACATCTATCGCGACAGTGTCCACCAGCCCTTGAATCAGGCTCGTGTAAGTCCCTCCCCCATCGAGGCTAAATTGGACATCAAGAAGGATATCTGTCTGGGACGCCCAGTAAGCGGCATTAGCCCATAGATCGACGCCGAGAGCCACAACCGCAGTAAAACGGTCCGCTGCGTAATGGTTGTTCGATAGAACGTCGGCCTCCACCGCGCCCTGGATCGGAGCGCCGTTGGCAAACAGGCGAACGCGTGGTTCTCGCCAAACCGGCAAAGTCGGCGATCCGGTAAATGATACAGAACCCGCGCCACTCGCGGCTTGGCCGGGGATTGCGCTATTACTATCGCTCATAGCTTCATTGGGCGGCTATACCACCGCCCGCATTGGCATCAATGTCGGGAATTAGCAACGTGACCACACCGGAGAGCACGGGATCGTCAATTCCATTCAATTGCGCGATCCTGATCCACTGAGTGGCGTCATTTAGCTGTTGTGCTGCGATCTGGAACAGGTTGCCGCCGGCGACAGTGAGGGTAACCATTCTCAAGTACTCGCGTTTGCAAGGTTGGTTGCGGCGCGCCCAACATAGGCCTGCGCAACAGTCAACTGGCTGACTTGCTGTGCTGCGCCGACCGCACTCGTCAGGCTCGCAACGCCGCTCGCCGCCGTGCCGGCCGAGGTGACGGTTGACATCGGCAATACCGTTGCAGCTGCACTTATGGCAGCCGCCAGACTGGACTGAGTGCTTGTCAAGGCGGACTGGGCCTGGCCGTAGGCCGCCGTATCCCGTGCTGTTGCAGATGGGTCTGACACAGACGCCGGCAACGATGATATATCTACGCCGCCCAGCGATGCTTGCGCCACGGCCGTGGCGACATCGCTCGACACAGTGGCCCCCAGAGACAGCGCAGTTTCGATCACGGCGCTTGCCTCGTCACGGAGGACAGCACAGCTTATCTTGTAGGGAATCCAGTTGCTGGTCGCATAGTCCGCCTGAAATCGGCTGATCACGACGGTATAAAAGAATACATCCCAAGTCAGGGGAAGCAACAGTCCGGACACCCGCATCTCATCCAGAAGGCGCGCTCGGAGCGTCGCATCCGAGCCAGAGAAGATGCCTTCGAAGCAGATGTCCGCGTCGTCCCGCCCCAGCGCGTCAATCACCCGAAGGCCGCCTGGTAGGCGGTGAATGGCCAGACGCTGCTTGCCGCCAAAATTGATACCACAGGGAATTTCAAAATCCTGGAAGAGGACAGGACCAAGCAGCAGTGTTGTGCCCGCCATACTTCAAATTGCCCGCTGGATAAAGTTGAGGTCTGGCAATGCCGATGCCCATCAGATTCCGGCAGCACCTGAGAGCTGGACCGCCTCACCCGGCGATAGAGGCAAACTGATTAGCCAGGTCGCCCGATAACCCCAGGTCTCCGCGAATTCGTGCTCGTTTTCGAGAGGCCGCCGTCCGTCTCGCCTGTCAATTGCCGATCGGAGCGCCGGACCAACTCGGGGTCATTCGTGGATCAAAACCGGTCGCTCCGGCTTGCGGCCTGGTGACCTGGCGCTCCAGATGCCGCGTGACCCATCGTCCAAGTGCCGCCCCGTCCAAATGCAGCTCGGCAGAAGCTGGCCGATCGGTTTGCTGGGCGCCGTCCAAATCGGTTGCTGGCAAAGGCCGAGTGGGCTCGCTGGTCGGAACTGATGAAGTGGCGTGTGGAACATGGACCGATATAACCGGTGCCGCCGGTTTGCGCGGCCCAGGAGCGCGCCCAGGAGCGTCAGAGCGCGCGGGTAGTGGTATTGGTGCCAGGGTCGGCGGAGATGATGCATCCGTGCCTGGCGGGATATAGCGTGGCGAGGGTTCCGTTGGCGCAGCCGCCATGATGATTGGCGACTGGCCTGCAGGGGAGGCTGGCGTGGCCGGGGGCCGCTCCGGCTGCTGGATCGTCGCAGTGGTCGGTGCTGACACGGGCGGCGCGAGCGCACGTGCGATGGCCGCAAAATCGAGAGGGACGTCCCCGCCGGTACGCGCCGCTTGCAGCGGCGGTGGCTGAGGGACGTTCGGCGCCCGCACTGGCGCCGCAGCTACCGGAGGTGCCGGAGCGGCGATCTGCGCGACGGGGTCAGGCTGTACATTTGCGACAGGCGTGCCGGTGGGTGCGGCCGACGCGGGTTGCACGACGGAGGTTGGGATCGCGGGTGGCACCGGCGGCCCGGGCTGGAGGACAGGCGGGGCCATCACCACCGACGGCGCCGACACTGGCAGCAGCGGCACGGCTGGATACTTGATTGCCGGAGACGGCAGGGGAACCGCCGCAGCAGCCGCAGTGCTGGAGGTGGGCAGCACCTCCGCCGCGGGTGGCGCCACGTCTGTGGGTGGGCGCGACGCCGGTGCTGAAAACTGTGCAGGCGACATTGCGACCGCTGCCGCCTCGGTCGCCGCGACGGGACGTTGGGCAGTCTGTTTCTCAGGCGCCGGTCGCGTCACCAACGATGCATCACGCACCGTTTCTCTGCCTTGATACGGCAATGGTAATTCCGCTGCCAGCCTGCGAAGCATCGAAAGCTGAGCGGCACTAGCAGCAATCGCCGTATCGAGCGCAGCTAGATCCCGGCGGATCGCCGCGATCCCCTCGGAAACACCGTCCTCCAGAGCAAGGGAAATGCCGATCGTATAAGCGTCGATCATATCAACGCCCCGTCAAATGCCGTGCCAGCGATGCTGCAATAGAGGCTACGGTCTCGTCTGCCGCCCCACCTGCGGTGGCAGCAAGGAAGGAGCGGGGCGGAATGGTAGATGTGCCAAGCTCCTGATCCACGGCGACACTGCTCGATGAGCCTATGACGGCGGTCGAGCCATCGACGTCAGAGCCGATCGACTCGCGCAGTTCACCCGTCCGCAACCAAGGAACGCTGTGGTCTTGCCCTGGTGGTTCCGACAAGACATCGACAATCTTATCATGAAGTTCCTGAGTAGCCACGGCTAGCGCGCCGGCGATACCGGCGGCGATATCCAGGTGCGCGAGACGGTCCTCCGCCCTGCGCAACCCCCGGATAAGCGTCATGCCTGTTCCTTCCAACGCATGGCTTGCCAATCGAAGACATGCCCGGCGAGCGTTCCGATCACGACGACGTAGGCCAATCTCTCATCTTCCGGCAAGCTGAAGGCGACATCGAACGGCACCCCGTTCCTGACCAGAAAAAGACAGTCGATCAGGTCAGGGTGCCGACTCAGTTTCCCGCGCTGGCCGCCAGTTCGGCTGGCTGCCGTGCCACATCCGGTCGTAATGCGGCAGCGACCGCCGCAACACCAGTGTCACCGAGGCGCGCGATCATCGCCTCGATCTGATGCTCGTTTACCGGCGCTGGGACAGGCACATCATCGATCGCGACAACCGACGATGCCAGCAGCGCCATCCCAAGCCATGGTTCGTTCTGGGATAGCACCGGTCCCGCGGCTTTGAACAAGCGCAGCTTATCCAAGGCATTCAGGCGGCGCAGTGTCACGCGCCGGCCGTCAGCCGTCGTTGCCGTTTGTTCAGCTGCCGCGGCCGTGACAATTCCCGTTGCCGGTTCCATCGTTTATGCCCCGTCAGATCCGAAGACGCCGCGAAGCGAAGAAATCCAGCTTCTGCTTGACGCTCGCGTCGCCCTTCCATTGACCGGCACTGGACAGACGGAACGTCACACTATCATACTGATAGGTCGACGTCGAACCGTCCGGCTCTGTGATGTACTGATACATCGTACCGAGAACGGGCTGGCTGCCATTATAGTAAGACTGCTCGGCTGCGGATATAAAATCGTCAGCAGCCGAATTGCCGCGCTCGATATCGAACGTGCCTTCCCAGCCTTTCGGAAGCTCCGTGCCCATCTGCTTGCCGTCAAGCCGGTCGACCCGGACCGACTGGGTCAGCTGACGTGCCTCGAACCCGGTGACATGCGACAGATCGATGCGGCCGGACGCACCGATGACGACCAGCTGTGTATCGCGTCCGACAGAGAAGTTGTTGAGTGCCATGGTTCGATCTCCTTACGACGACTGGCCGCCCGGCAACGTCTGGACCGAGACCTGAACGGTCTGGCCGCCTTCGATATTGACAATGAACTTCTCGTTGATTGCCTGGTACTGAACTTGTGCGTCTGACTGGACATAACCAAGGCTAGTGCGCGACAACGGGTTGTTCGAGGTGTCGCAGATGACGCTGAACGGCAGGCTGCCGTCTGTGCTGCCCAAAAGACCCTGTCCCAGCATGTTCTGCAAGAAGCTGAGCTGGGTCGAACGTATCTGCTGGAACAGATTCGCGTTAATCACCATGCCGACGAATTGACCCATGCCCGCAGCGAGTGTCGCGGCGATGTAATTGGTGAGGCGCGTATAATTGTCGCCATCGATCGCCGCGTTCGACGAGGTGTTGTGACCGCCGCGCACGCCCCAATAGCTCCCACCCGGCTGCGGATTCGCAATGACATCGATGCCGGCGCTGAGCAGCGCCGAGAGGTCTGCCGAGGAGTAGCTGGTCGACTGGCCGGAGCCTGGCAAACCGGATTTCTGGCTGCCGATGACACCGTAAAGCTGCTTATTGAGGCTCGACTGCTCGGGCGACAGATTGGCGAGGCGCCCCGCGGTGAAGCCCTGCGGTGAAACAAGGCGGATTGTCCCGTTGACCTGATCCGACCACCATAACCAATCACCAAACATGAGCTTGGCTGCGTATGAATCCAGTCCGACCTCCTGCATCGTCGCAACGGCGTTGGTGATTGTCTCACCTGCCGGCCCCGTGAGGATCATGTAGATGCCTTCCTGCAGGCCAAATCCCGCCTGTATCGTGTACTGCGTCGGGTCGTCGGCGTCGGCCAACAACGCGATGCCACACCCCTGGCCCCGCAGGGCATACATGCCTTGGCGCGGCAGGATGTCAGAGCCGACCAGCGTTGCCGCAGAAACCGATGTCGCACCATCAGTACCCGCTGTACCACCGCTTCCGGCGCCAAGCGTCAATGTGAAGGCGGCCGGCGAGGCGGTCGTACCGTTAGCGCTCGCGATGACCAGCTGAGAGGGCCCGCGCAGCAGGCCCTGCCCCTGATTCACTGCATTGGCCAATGCGGTCCAGAAAGCCGCGCCCGTGCCGGCGATGTTGTCATAGACCTCGGGAGCGAGACCGGGAAGTGCGACTGTCAGCCGCCAGGTGCCGGCTTGCGAGCCTGCCCCCATAGACAACACGATCTGGTTGCCGAGAGAGCCGGTATAAAGGCCCGTGAAAATGAATGTCGTACTAGGAACCGCAGCCTGCGCCGCGGTGTCCGTACCGTCCGTCACCCGCACGCAACGGAAATTCTGCGCACCCTGCTGGACAGCCGTGGCGACCTGCGTTCCCATATCGTATTTTCGCGCGATGATGGGACCAAACGTCTGTGCGTAGTCGGTCATCGTCGCGGCGATCACCGGCTGTCCGATGGGTCCCCAGGGCGCAGTGCCGACGATACCCACAATGTTGGTCGGCACGCCGTTGAGGACGAGATTTTGCGGCGGTACGATCTGCACATACAGATCGGGGACCACCAGTGCCGTCGTGTTGATGGTTCCCTGCTGAACGATCGGCATGACTTAGCCCTCCTTCTGCGACGGCGCGGTGACACGCACGACGTGCGCCGCTTGCTCGCTGCGTAGAATCTGGGACACCCGCACCTCATCGGTGACGACGTCCCCTCTGGAGAAGCCGGAAAAGGGCTTCACCACCACCAGATGCATGTTCATGATGTCTCCAGTTAACCGATGTAGTTTGTTGAGTTCAGGTCGAGACTACCAAACAGCATCGACGACTGCTGGTCGGTGATTGTGGTGGCGTATTCCACCGAATAGATCAGGTCACGCCGATACAGGATCGCGTTCTGAGACTGGTCGAAGACCGTCGTTCCTGAAAAGATAAGGCGGGCTGCCGAGTTATCCGCGAGGGTTATGAAACGCATGGTCGCCAGGGCAGAGTCGATGGCGATCGCGGTTTCGTCACGCAGGAGCGGCGCTGGACACCAGCAGATGATGCGGAAACTCTGGGTCTGCCGACGCACTTCCAGCAAGCCCGGGGCGTCGGCCACAACCCTCGCCAGGACGTCGCCGGCACCGGGAAACGTCAGCGTTGCCTGCGACAGCGTGACGATCCCATTCGTGCGCGCCATTGCGGCGATATTGGCGGCAACCGAGGCCGATGTATCGGTCGCAATCGTCCGGTACGCATAACTCAATCCATCGACGCGGACACCGGCAACCTGGCCGAGTGAAGCCGTACCACCGAACGTCACCACGGTTCCAGCGACAGTGGCCGTCAAACTTGGGGTAACCGCCGTTGTCACCCAAGCGTCAGGGTAGCGTGTCGTGTTGCGCACGGCCGGACTGGCAGGAAAGACGGTGACATTGATCGCACCGGCGGCAAGGTCCGCATTCAACGCTGCTGCCTTTGGCCAACCGCGATAGACACGGCAGAGCGGACCTGGAGCGCTGGCGGCGCTAGTCCCGTTCGGATAAAGCGCCGCGGAAGCCAACGTGACGAGCGCCGTCTCTACATCCGACTGGTCGGCCATCAGGTGCTCGACTGCTGAACCGTGATGCGCCAGCCGAGCGCAGTGAGCTCAGCCGCCGCGACCGTGGCGTCCCGACCCAAATCGTCCTGCATGAGATCACCGGGCAGCAAGACAACACCGTCGAACGCCGGCAGGAGCACGGTCCAATAGGGCACGGACCCATCCGATGGCAGATTGGCGCTGGGGGTGCCGGAGCCACCAACACCGAGAACGCTCGCCGGCCAGTCTGTCAGAAGTGGCGTGTTTGTTGCCGTCGTTACGCCGCTATAGGTATTCACCCCGGCACTGGACGGTGCATCGGAGCGCGAAAACGACACGACGCGATCCGCCTTTACGCACAGTACAGGCAGCAAGTCCTGCTGCGCGGCGATGAACCAGACATTATCCTTCTGGACGAGATAGTCGCCAACCCTGGTGTAGGCAGCATCGAACACGCCATGCCAGATCGCGGCCCCATAGCCGTTAGGCTTCAAGAATCGGTTGTCTGGCGCGGTGAAGGCCGCGTGAAACCTAAGATAGCGGTTTCGCGGTGCGGTCGGGTCCGACACGCCTGCGGGGCGATAGGCATCCGTCGTGCTGCCGACATTGCGGGCCGCGACGTTCATGCCCCACCGGATCCGGTCCTGGATGTGATCGAGTGACATTCAGACCACGATCGTGATGCCGGATGATGCCAGGCCAGGACCGGGCGGAAGACCGAAGAAAGAGCAAAGCCGTCGGCGCCAGTCATCGAATAACGCCGTGCGATCCGCAACTTCCTCGCGATTATGGGTCCAT